TAAAGTATCTCTACCTATGCCAACATTACCAGCACCAGTTGTATTTGCTGTTAAAGCATTAAGACCAACAGCTACATTATTTGATGCTGTTGTGTTTGCTGTTAAAGCATCTAAGCCTATACCAACATTGTAATTACCTGTGGTATTGGCTGCCAAAGCATCCTTACCAATTGCAACATTACTAGCACCTGTCGTGTTTGCTGTTAAAGATAAATAACCAACGGCTGTGTTATTGTCTGCTGTAGTATTGGCATCTAGTGCATTTCTACCTATTGCAGTATTACCTGCTCCTGTGGTATTTGCTGCTAAGACATTATAGCCGAGTGCTGTATTGTTACCACCTGTGGTGGTTGCTGCTAGTGTAGATTCTCCCACTCCAACATTCGCACTACCAGTTGTATTTGCTGTTAAAGATAAATAACCTACAGCAGTATTATAACTACCAGTTGTTTGTGTAATTAATGCTCCAGAGCCTATAGCAGTATTAAAACTACCTGTGGTTAAAGCACCACCAGCATTATCCCCTACTGCTGTGTTGTCGGAACCAGTTGTAACTGCATCGAGAGCATTTTCCCCTATCGCTACATTATCTGTGCCTGTGGTTAAAGCTGTACCTAATGCACCACTACCTAAACCGATATTGCCTGTGCCACCTGTCATGTCTAAAACATCAGTAACGGCTGCTCCACTACCAGCACCATCAGCCACAATCATTTTAATACCACCATTTGGTATTACGACATTGGCTCCTGTGCCTTGACTAATAGAAACTGCGTAGCCTGCTGAGTTCTGAATAACCCAGACTTTATTTACTGTGTTGGGTGCTAAAGTAACTGTGTTGAGTGCGGTAATAGACCCTGTTAGAGTCAATACCATTTTCCTTGCTTCCGAATCCCCACGTTCCTGACGCATCACCTGTCGCCATTTCATCGAGTCTTAAATTGTTTACATAAGTGCTTGCCATAATTATTTCCTAATTATTGTTAAATTATTAAGCTGCGTCATCAATATCAGTCCACCCTGCGTCTTGACTAGGGCTAATACCTGACCAAGAGCCTGAACCTGAAGGACTTACTTCTGTCCAACTCGCATCTTGATCTGGATTTAATTCACCCCATACAGCTAAATCGCCAACTGCTCCTGTTCCATAAACTCCTGTAATTACAATAGTTACATGAGTTGTTGCTGTTATAGTGCCTAACGCACTGGTTCCTACTTCTCCTGTTATGGAGATAATATTAGTGGTATATATCGTTAGGCTACCTAACGCTGATGTTCCAGCTAATCCTGTAGGATAAACATTCGCATCACCAGTTACAGTTTCATCGCCTTGTGCTACTGTAGAAGCAGTACCACTTACTCCTGTAATTGCTGCTCCGTTAGCAACAACAGTGCCTACGGCACCTGTTCCTGCTACCCCTGTTTCTGCTACGGTAGCTCCACCTGTAGCAGTGAGGCTACTAACTGCTCCTGTACCTGCAACTCCTGTTTCTGAAACATTAGCTGCTCCTGTTGCAGTAACTGAACTAACCGCTCCTGTACCAGCTACACCTGTCTCAGCTACATTAGCGTCTCCAGTGACTGTTTCTGTACCGAGTGCGGTAGTTCCAACTACGCCCGTTTCGGTAACAATCGCTGCACCTGTGGCAACAACCGTACCGACAGAACCTGTGCCCGCCAATCCTGTGACGGCAACAGTAGCTCCACCAGTAGCTGTTTCAGTTCCTAACGCAGAAGTCCCTGCAAGCCCTGTTAGACTTACAGTTACATTTACTACTGCGGGTTCGCCCCAAGGACCTGAACCCCAGGTACTTCGACCCCAGCCAGCCATTCTTTACTAAGCTATTCTAATTACAGCGTTACTTGCATCAGCCGTTGGGAAAGAAATTGTAAAACTTCCTGCCGTAGAGGTCTTATCGCCTCCGAAATCAAAGACAGCAACCGCAGGATCACCTGAAGCCGTGTCATTGAAAATCATGCACCCTCTAGCCGTAATCGTACAAGTACCAAAGGTTAAATCAGCAAAATCCGTGAACGCTGTGGTTCCAGATGTAGTAGGTGCTACTTTAGTTAAAGTACCGCCTTTTGCTGTGTAATTGGTTCCTGTTGCTTCCTGACTGGTTGAGTAAGCTGTAGTAGAAGCACTCATGGTAGCTGA